GAGGAGAAAGTCGGCGTCGGGAAGGGCCGGGTGCGGAGCGGGCAGAGCGCGCAAAAGATCGCGATGACGACGGCCAAGTGGAGCGGTGGTATCTGGCAGCGAGTGAACGCGATTCCCGGACAGTGGTACCGATTCTGGGCGTGGTTTTATGCGTGGTCGTCGAGCAAGGACGATCCGGATACATCGATCGAGGCGGGAAACCTGCACCGGATGGTGGGGGCGAACCCGTGGGGACACTGGGCAGACCACTATGCCACGCTGTGGGGTCGCGAGGTGGACCTGACCCGGTACAACGAGTGGGTCAAGGCGGAGATCGTGTTCCAAGCCTGGCACTCGGAGATCTCACTTTTTGCGTGGGGATTTTCAGAGTGGGGCGTGAAGCACAATGACCTGTACATCGACGACGCAGGGCTGGAGGCGATCGCGGTGATGATCGGAGTGCCAGAAGAACCGGAGCCTGAGCCGGAACCCGAGCCAGAGCCGGAGGAGCCACCGGTGACGGTGGTGGAGGTGGATTACGAAAAGATCGCTTCGATGACAGCACAGGCCGTAGTGGAGCGGCAGAAGGTGTTTTTGGCAGGAGGATTGCTGAGCTGGGAGGAGGAGTGAGATGCCTGGGAAGAAAGCAATGGAAGACAAGAAGCCGAGCCGGATCGTGATCGAGTTCGAGGGGCCGGGGAGTGCAAATATCACGCGGAGCGAGTTCCTGAACGTGAGCCCAGGGCAGATCTATGAGTGGGCCAAGGTAGCAGAGCTGCAGGCGCAGCAAATCTTTGTGCAGGTGCAGATCGAGGCCCAGCAGAAGCGGCCACAGATTGTGGTCCCACGGGGACCGATCCCGCCGGCGTGAGGGACTTGACTATAACGAAAACACGGGGTATAATGTACTGGAACGGATGTTCTAGTCCCGTCGTCCGCACGAATGAGGGTTGATGAGATGGCGATGGAGTTGGTCGAACGGATTGTGGCAGAGCTGCGCAAGCGGGCGAGCGAGCTGGCGCGGCTGTTGACCAGGCCGGGGCAGGTGATCGTGCACGTTGACCCGGCGAACAAGCGTGATCCGGTCCAGATCGAGGTCCGGGTGAAACTGTGATTAGTTATTGGCGCGGCCCCTGGCTCGAGGAGCAAAGACGCGTCGGTTAGGCAAAGTGCCCTACAGGGGCGGGGCTGCCTAGCCCAGAGTAGAGAGCGCGCGGGTCACCGCGCAGGCAGGCAATCGCATATGTCGGCGTAGCCTGGAAGGGAGCGCCGTTTCTGGTGAGGAGCCAGAGACGGCGCTTTTGTTTTGGGAAAGCATCGTTGAGATGCCGGCCAGGCCGGCGAAAGGGGGCAGTGATGGCATTCGGGCGATTGATTCAAAGTCGCAAGTTTCTGTTGGCGCTGTTGGATGTGGTGCTGCAAATGATCCTGTTTTTCGGGACTAAGTACGCGGCGCCGACTGTGTTCGAGGATATCCAGTTCCTGATCGTGACGCTACAGCCGGTGTTCGTGGCGATCATCGTGGCGATCGCGTACGAGGATGCGGCGTTCAAGCGGACGGGGCGGGTGGTGATGGCGGCCGTGACGGTGGGGGCGTGGGTGTTGCTGGTGCGAAGCCGCAAGTTCTGGCTGTTGGTGCTGGACGTGGCGGTGTCGATCACGCTGTATTTCGTGGGCAAGTATGCGCCGGTGGCGATCGATGACGTCAAATTTGCGATTCTGACGCTGCAGCCACTCGTGATCGTCGTGATCGGATCGATCGCATACGAGGATGGGGCGAGCTCTCTCGCCATGTTGTCTGTACGGCCGTAACGGGTTTGTGTGGAGGATATGAGATTCTATGGATATCATCGAGCTGATCGCGAATATCGGAGGCACACTGGGACTGGCGATCTTTGCGATCTGGCGGCTGGACCAGGCACACAAGGCACGGATCGAGGAGCTGAAAGAGGAGCGAGAGCAGCTCCGCAATTCGCTGGATCGGAATACGCAGGCCTGGCAGAAAGCCACAGAAACGATGTCGTCGATCGCAACGGGTGTGGCTGTACTGGTCAGCTCGATCGATTATAACCGGAAAGAATTGAGCGATATCCGGGTGTTGCTGGCCCGCAGACCGTGTGTAGCAGATGCTGCAGTTCGTGAGCCTGGGGGGACGCCGGAGGTCGACGGTCACCCCCCCACCGTTGCTTCTGGCGCTCCCCCAGGCCCGCGAGGATGGTAGGGTGGACGAATATACCGTAGACGTGGTAGCGCTTCCGGGGATGGAAGCGGACGTGAATCCATTGGACGAGGCGCAGCTCCAGGCGGACGCTGCGCGCCGCGTGTTCGAGGACGCCAAGACATCTTATCCGTGGATGGACGTCTACTGGACCTTGCGCGGCGAGGGATGGAACTGGAGGCAGGCCATCTATATCGCCTGGCTGGCGATGCCCCAGCAATATCGCCAGCCCCGGACGCAGATAGAACTGGCCACGGACGTTCTCGGCATGGCGAGCGATCGCCGCCTACGGCAGTGGCGCGAGAACAATCCGGCGATCGAGGAGCGGGCCGTTCAGCTCTACCGGACGCGGTTTTTCGAAGCTATCCCCGGTGTCATCGAGGCGATGATCGAATCGGCGCAAAACCCGAATGGACGCAACAGTGCGACGGACCGGCGCACGATGTTCGGAATGCTGGGCGTAGAGGACCAGTTTGCCCAGCGCGAAGCCATCCCGGAGGACCTGACGGCAATGCCGACGGTCGATCTGGCCAGACGAGTGCAGGCCCTGGAGGCGCGCAATGGCACTGAGTGATGCAGAGCGCCTCGAGCTGGAAATGGGCAAGCGCGAACTCGCCTCGCGTCGGATGTGGGATTTTGCACGATACGTGTATCCCGGTTACCCGGAGGCGAACCACCTCGCTCTGTTGTGCACTAAACTGGATCAGATCGTGCGCTACGTGGAGACAGGCGGCGCAGAGGGCATCGGTCGCCTGATGTGTTTTATGCCTCCACGGCATTGGAAAAGCACGACGACGTCGGTGCTGCTGCCCCCGTTTTTCCTCGGAAGACTTCCCGACAAGCGGATCATACTCACGTCCTACGGCGGCTCGCTGGCGATGGGATTCAGCCGGCGGGCACGCAATTTGCTGGCCACGGATGCCTATCGTGCCGTATTCGGCGATCGCAGCGCGCGGGAACCGGTGATGCTGGCCGAGGATTCCAGATCGGTCGAGACCTGGGATCTGGAAGGCCGAGCAGGCGGGCTTGCCGCCGCGGGCGTGGGCGGCGCGATCACCGGCAAGGGCGCGAATCTGTTCATCATCGACGACCCACACAAAAACCGGGCGGAGGCAGAGAGCGAAGCCAAACGCGCCGAGATCTGGAACTGGTGGTCGGCAGATGCGCAGAGCCGCCTCGAGGAGGGCGCAGCGGTCGTCTTGATGATGACCCGGTGGCATCCCGACGACCTCGCCGGGAAGCTGCTCAAGGCGATGATCGAGGACGAGGACGCGGATCAGTGGGAGGTGCTCTGTCTGCCGGCGATCGCCGAGCCGTGGGCACAGACGTTCGACCGTGAGGAATTCGTCCGGGCGCTGAAAGATGGCTGGTGGCGCGGAATCGATCCATTGGATCGGGAGCCCGGCGAGCCACTGTGGCCGGAGAAATTCCCGCTGGAGGCGCTCGAGCGCCGGAAGGCGAACACGATCGGCTACGACTGGGTGGCACTGTACGGGCAACGGCCCCGGAAGCTGGAGGGGAACATCATCAAGGCCAACCAGATCCGGATCGTGGAGGCTGACCAGGTGCCGGAAGAGGTTTGGGCTCATCCGGTACGTTACTGGGATCTCTCGGTGGGGCGGAGCGAACGGGCGCACCCCTTGTCCGGAGCCAAGTGCGGGCGGGATCACGAGCGGAGGTTCTACATTCTGGATATGCGGGAGTTCCAGCCGCCGTGGTCCGAGGCGCGTCCCAAGATGGTCGACGTGATGCTGGAGGATGGCCCGGAAGTCAAACAAGGGATCGAAACCTCCGGGCAGCAGGATGGCTACTACCAGGATTTCAGGGACGACATTCGCCTGCAGGGACGGGCGATCGTTCCGGTCAACCCGAAGGAGATCGGAGATAAGATCGTACGAGCTCAACTCTGGGCCACGCGGATCGAGGACGACCTGGTCTATATGGTCCGGGGACCGTGGAATGAGAGCTTCATCAGCCAGTGCGTCAATTTTCCGGCCGAACCGAACGATCAGGTAGATGGCGTATCCGGCGGATGGCAGATGCTGCCGGGATTCGTGCGCTGGAAAGACCTGCCACAGGGGATCGCCGTGGAATCGATGTTCGATCCGTTCGATGAGCGAGATCGGATGGGCACGCTCGAGGAGGTCTCGTGGCCCGCATAGATCTGCTCAACGAACAGGGCAAGACAGGCCTGCAGCAGTGGTCGGGGATGGTGCAGGAAACCTACACGCCCAAACTGCACTGGCCCGATGCGTACGCTGTCTATGACGAGATGCGCCGGAGGGATCCCGGGATCCGCTCGATGCTGAATGCGCTGATGCTGCTCGCGCGGACGGCGAGCTGGTATTTCGAGCCGGGCGGAGATCGGACAGACGATGATAAGCGGTTCACCGAGCACTGCGAACAGTGCGCGACCGATATGAGCCACACGCTGGAGGATGCGATCGAGGACGCGTTGACGAGCGTATGGTTTGGCTGGGCCTGGCAGTACGTGAGCTACAAGAGGAGGGAGGGCGAAGGGGGACGGTATTCGAGCCAGTACGACGACGGATTGATCGGCTGGCGCAAGTGGTCGGAGCGGCGACAGAGCAGCTTCGACCACTGGGATTTTGACGACGACGGGGGCGTGCAGGGGATGGTGCAGCGCCCGGCGCCGACGTACGAAGAGATCGAGGTCCCGATCGAGTACTCACTGCATTTCCGGGGGATGCGCGACGGGACGAATCCCGAGGGATGGGCGCTGGGGGAGAGCGTCTACGAGCCCTGGTATTTCTGCAAGAACTTGCACATCATCTCCGGTATCGGCTGGGAACGTTCGTTCGTCGGTCTGCCGACATTCGAATACGAGGAGACGCCCGACGCCGACGATCCAGCGACCGTCGAGCGCGTGGGTAAAGCGCTCGTGGTCGGTGAAAAAATCTGGATCGCGGTGCCGAAGGGCGTCAAGTTCCACCTGGAGACGGTGCGTAACGATTCTGCGGCCTCTTTGCTGGAGCAGATCAAATACGAGCGCAGGACGATGATGCAGACATTGCTGGCCGATTTCCTGGATCTGGGGACCGGGCAGACCGGCTCGTGGGCTCTCGGACAGGACAAGAGTGTCCTGTTCTTGATGGCGGTGGATGGCATCCTCGATCGCCTGGCCGCGGTGATCAACCGGTTCGAGATTCGAAACCGGCTGATGGTCTACAACAGACGCTACTTCCCCGGCCTAACGGGCGTGCCAACACTGCAGCACAAGAAAGTCGAGAAGCCGAGCTTGGGGCCGCTGGGGGCCTGGCTGCAGCAGGTCAGCGCGTATTTAACCTGGACGGAGCTCGATGAAACGTGGCTGCGGCAGCGGGCGGGAATGCCCTCGATCGACGTGGCCGCGGCACGCGAGGAGAAACAGAAACGGCTGCCACCGGCGCTGCAGCCCAACCCACAGGATGATGGGAATCCCGACCAAGGAGACGATCAGAATCCGGACGACGAGATGGCCGAATTCGCCGAACAGCTCGACGAGAAAGCGGACGCGGAAATCGAGGCAGAACTCGAGGAGGCGCTGGGGTCCTTCCTAGAGGAACAGCGGGAGCGCATCGTCACCGCAGGCAAGCGCAATGAACGGCTGGCCGACGACACGGAGTTCTGGGCGAACGAAGGGACGTTGATGGCCGCCGCGTTGTTGCCGTCGCTGCTCGGCGCGCTGTCTTCGTTCGGGGAACGGATCTCCAGCCAGGTAGATCTGGGGATCGATTGGAGCACGGCCAACCCGGCGGCGATGCGCTGGCTGCGCGAATACAATTTCGACCTGGTCACCAGGTTGAACGACACGACCCGTGAGGAGATCCGGGAGGCGATGCAGATGTGGATGCAGGCCGGCGGAGAGAAGGCGGACCTGGCCAAACTGCTGGAACGTAGCCCGGCCTTCGGGCGCATCCGGGCGCGGGCGATCGCCGATACGGAGACGACGCGGATGTTCTCCGAGGCCTCGTCTGCCGTGGCCGCACAGTTCGACGTCACGTACGCCATCAAGCCACCATCGCGGACCAACTGCCGCTGCAGACCGGTCCTGATGTCCCTTCCGGATGGATCGCTGGTCGGGGTCTGGCTGACGGCGAACGATGACCTGGTGTGGTGAGCACGGCGAAAAGGATCCAGACGCCGTGGGGTGACGTGGTCAGCGATGCGGACCTGCATATGGTCGTGATCAGCGACGGTCCGTACCTGGGAATGGCGTACGACAAGGCCGTCGCCGAGAACAAGGCGGGACGATGAGCGAGCCAATGGTGGACCTGAACGTCCAGATTGAGGGCGTGGAGGAGCTGATCCGCAACCTGGGCGTGATGGACGATTTCCTGACCAGCGAGACGGAGCAGGCAATCGATCGCCTGCTGGCGTTGGCCCAGGGGCAGCTCGCCGTGTATCCACCGCCGATAGCGGGCAGCCATTACCGGCGCACGGGATTGCTCGGGCAGTTGTGGGCTGGAGCAGCTCATCGGATCCGAGTTGTACAGCAGCCCGGAGACCGGATCTGG